TGGCCGTCACGTAGGCCGATCTTTCCCTCGGCCTCGAACAGGCGCGGCTTCCTGAAATCCGCATGGATCGGATTCATGAATGCCGCGACGAGCGGCGACTCGTAGGCGTGCAACCAGCCGGGGTCGCAGAGCAGACCCTCGCCGCTGGCCGTGCGCTTCTTGCCGAGCTTCCACTGGAAGCCGTTGTAAGTTTGCATCTTCTGGTCGGTCAGTTTGTAGACGATCATGGCTTCGCCTCCACCGTCTGCGCCCCTCGCTTCGGCTCCGTTGCTCGAAGCGCGGCGCGGTCTTGTCCATCATCCCATCCCTTCGAGCGCGATAGCGGGCGCGGTCACGGCTTCCTCCGCGCCGCGTTGCGCTTGTGGGCTTTACAAGTTTGGCAGTCTTCCAAGCGCGGTCCGATGTTGCCCTGCTTGCCTACGGAGAACCGCAGCGACCAGTACGCGCGGCCGCACGTTGCGCAGATCGGGCGCCCGTCGTGGGCGGTGTAGCGGGAGCGGTTGGGAAGCATCATCGGCTTCTCGTTCATGGCGCTACCCGCGTACACCAAGAATCAGCGATGAGCGTCGCGGAGAACATGCCGGCTGAGGTTTGCGCCTCACAGATCCACCACGACTCCGAGATCGACCACGACGCAGCCACCCGGATTGCTCGGGGATCGAGAGATACAAGCAGCGGCCCTTCGATGATCGCAACTTGGCGTGCCGGGCGCACTCGAATCGCGTTACCCGCCTGCTGCTTCTCTTCGAGCGTCAGCACGACAGCGCCGGGCCAGGCGCACGGCTCACCGACCGCCGTCGTCGGCTCGCAGAGCTTGTAGTCGACCGGCCCGGGGCACGGCGGCGGTATCGGGCGCGGGACGTAGAGACAAGGCGTCCCGTACTCCATCATCGCGTTGCAGAGCGGCAGCTGGGCCGGCGTCGGGACGGGGACGGGGACGGGTCTGGACCGCGACTCTGCGAACGCGGAGCCGGAGACGAGGAGCAGGGCGAGTAGAAGCCTTCTCATGATTGACTCCATTGGTCACTTCGGCCGACGCTCCGTCGTGCCGGGCTTCGTGGACGATGCGCTCCCATCCTCGTACCAATCCCAGGATGAGAGTGACCGCGAACGCGAGCGCGAGTAGAACCAGCGTTCCGCCGGCGACAGGCGAATCCAGGCGCGGAGCTTCCGGAAGGCAGCAACCGCGAGGCAGCCGAGCCAGACGGCCCCCATGAAGCAACAGATAGCGAGGAGGATGTAGAGCGTCGCCCACAGCAGCGCCTCCATCTCGGCTTACTTCCAGGCGTCCGGGTTCAACTTGCGGACGGTGGCCGTGATCGGCTTGAGGTGCGGGATCTCGGGCCAGTCTGCCGTCGGGTTTGGGACGGCACCGGCATCTTCGAACCGCTTCTTCTGGATCGCGTCGGCGCGGGCGTGCAACTCGGCCGCAAGATCCTTCGCCTCGATCGGCGTCAGATCGGTATGGAGCGATTGCGAGAGGTAATTGTTGCCCTTGAAGTTGAGGGCGTCCGTCGAGATGCGAAGCCTGAGATGCCCCGGCACGCTATCTTCGACTATGAAATTGACGGCGGCTTCGGTCTTCATGACTACTTCTCGATCGGCTTCTTGTCGATCTTCTTGACGCGCGGCTTCCGCCCGACGATCGACTTGAGGTAGCGTCGCCGCTCCTCGATCGAGGCGAGCTCGGCCTTGGCGCTGTCGATCGCGGCGGCTTTGGCCTTCTCGGCGGTTGCAACGGCGGCGGCGTAGTCTTCGAAGTTTGTTTCCGTGCTCATGTTGGCTCCTTCTCCCTGTTAAATGGCCGGCCCGAAAAGCGGCGACACCGGCCGAAACCCTGCCGCTCCAGGGGGTGACTCGTGACTAGAACGGAACGTCCGAGTCGTCGGCGGGGGCAGATGTGGGGACCGCAACGGGCGGTCGTTTCGCCGCCGGCTTGGGGGTGGACTTCGTTGCGCCCTTCGGTCCTGCCTTCGCAACCGCCGCCGCGGCAGCGCGGAGGAGAGAGCCGAACTGGACGGACAGTTTGGCAACATCATCTTCCGAAGCGCCAGAGAAGTCCGGGACGAAGTCTTCCGGGTTCATCCAGCCGGCCTTGTACGTCGTCTTGCCGTTGTATTCGTTCGCCTCGACCTTCACCTGGACGACGAGGTCGGGCGGACCCGAGACACGGATCGCCTTGAGATCGCCGTTCCAGCCGAGCGACTTCGTCAACTGTTCGACGGCGACGGTATTCACCTGACCGTTCTTCCCGATGACGTACCACCAGCCGCGGACGGTGTGAGGCTCGTACTCAGCCCACGAGAGCCACTCACCGTTTTCGTACTGCGACTCAATGAGGAGCCCGATCGAGATGGCGATGGCTTTCGAGCTTGCCGACGGCTGAACGGACCAGTCGAACGGTCGGGCCTTGAAGATGCCGGCTCTATCAATGAGGATCGCGTTGTTCTCGCTCACCGGGAGCCTCCGAGGATCAGCGGCCAGATCCCGCCGTCATTCGCGTTCTCGTAGACGAGCGGCTCGGCGACGCTGCGGGACTTGGCACGGTGATCGGGGCGCTCGACGGGCCAGATGGTCCGCGTGCCGCCGCCCTTTCCCTTCCCGTCCTCGCTGACAACGTCGTAGCCGATGAAGAGGACGTGATCGGCCCACTGGAAGACGCGCTCACGAATCGAAGCCTTCCCCGACTTCGGCTGTTGAAGGTGCGGCTCGAAGCGGATGAAGTCCTCGCCGACTGGATTCGGGACGTCGGCTGTGCAGTCGTGTGCGATCAGTACGACGTTCTGGCCTGCGCGGACGTGACGATCGAGATCGACGAGGAGATGAAGAAACGTCTCGTAGACGTGCTGGTAGCCCTTGCCGAAGCCATAGCCTTCGAGGCTCGTGACCTTGTTCCCCTTCTCATGAGGGACCGTCGCCAGCGTGTGAGCGATTGCCAATTCCTCAGCCTTTGTCACGCTGTCGATCACCACGGTCTGGTAGCCGACGAGAGTCTCGGAGTGGAGACAGGCACGAAGATCGGCCCACGTCTCGATCCCTCCGACGCGGGAAGCGTCGAGATTCTTCGTGGACTCCTCGATGTCGAGGAAGACGCAGCCGGGGGCGAGCGACGCGAGCGTTGATTTCCCGATCCCACCGGGTCCGTAGATCATCACGCGCTGCGCGCTGGCGATGCGACCCGAGAAGACGGGAAACCTATCGGCGCCCGGCCCGGCCGCAGGGGGCGGCGCGAACGTGATCGGCGGCGGGGTGTCCTTCCTCTTGGGCGGAGGAGGAAGGGATTTCGGTTCCGGTGCGGACGACATAGGGACCTCCTGATTTTGTACAGTTAGCCCTGTACGGGCGTGCCCGACTCGCTTCGGGCTAGCTCTTCGTGGATGTTCTCAACCCTCCGGAAACCTTGCGGCGTCCGAGTGGCAAGATCGTTCTGCTGACAGCAGGAGAGGAAGTCGCACTTCTGCCCCGTCGCCGAGACACAGGCTTCTGGGTTTCTGTACCAGCGCCCCGAGCGTTGCGCCTCACGGATGACGAGCTGCTCCGTCCAGATTTCCGCTCGGCTTTCGTCCAGGTCGGCGTCGGTGCGGGCGATCTCGATGCGAGCAAAACTTCTAACCGGGTCGCTCGTTAACGATTCGGTGCAGCGGACGGCGTACTCGTCCGGCGTTTCGTCCCGGTCACGCTGGCTGGCATACAGCGTCCCGGCCTTCGTCATCTTCCGCGCCTCGACTGGCGTCGCCTTGAGAGGCCGCAGTGCAGGTCGGCGCGTCACGTCGTAGAGGATTGTCGAAACGTCGTAGCCGAGTTCACGGGCGGCGAGAAGGTAGATCGAAAGCTGACTGTCGAGTTGGAGCCTGAGCCAGTAGTCGGCACCGGGCGCGAAGTCCCGCGAAGTCGTCTTGTATTCCTTGAGCGCGAGTCGGCCGTCCTTGAGCCGAACGATCCTGTCGATCTTGCCGGCAAGCCGCCAGATGGGCGTTGCAGCGCCGGTTTCCGGGTTGCGGAGCGCCATCTCGAACGGCAGTTCCGCGGCCACGTGCTCCTCGTGGCCGTCCTCCCATTGTTCCTTGTGCGCCGTGAACATCGCGGCGACGGCTGCGAGCTCGAAGGGATCTTCGACCTGGCCGGCGAGCGCGGCTTCGACATCTCCGCCTTTCGCGTGTGTCTCGACCGCGAGGGCGAATGCCGTACCGACACGGAGCGGCTCGCTGTCGATCTCTGCCCGAAGGCCGTATTCGTAGCGGTAGAGGTGACGGCGTGGACAGGCTCGGAAGCAAGCGAGCCGTGAGTGCGTCAGGACTTCCATCAGCGCCTCTTCCCAAATCGCGTCTCCAGGTCCCCGAACAGCCGCTCGTCTTCGCGGGCCTCGCGGTTGAGGCGTGCGACCTCGCGATAGATGAAGGCGAAGACGACGACGACCCAGAGGACGGACAGCGCAAGGAACGTCAGCGGGGAGAACATCAGCGCGCCCCCTTCCGCTGCTCCTGCCACCAGACCAGCAGGGTCATGCCGGCGAAGCACGCGGCGACGGCGAGCAGCATCAAGCAGACCGCGACGGGCTCGGCGGCATCGACGCGGGCGAGGAAGGCCGACATCAGCTTGCCCTCTTCGACGCCGGCGGCCGGTAGTCGCGGCGGATGCGACGGCGGATCGGCTCGGGGCGGACGTGAACGTGGTAGGCGTCTGTGCTATCCATTCGCTTGAGCCGTGCGACGCTCCTGGCGATCGCACCGAGATCGGCGACGATCACGCGGGCGTTGTCGTAGAGCCGTGCCTCGAAGTCGTTCACTTGCTGCCCTCCTCGGCGGGAGCCTCCGCCGGCGCGTCGGCGGATTTGTCCCATCGGTGCTTCAAGCGGATTCCCCCATTCGGGGAGGACGCGGCGAAACGGCCAGCAACGCGCTGCGTGCCGCTCACCAGATGGGAGGAGGTTTTCTGGGCTGGCGCACCTCCTTCACGGATGTAGTCACGGACGGACTGCGCCGCGATGCGACGGCCGCGGTGAGCACCGACGGCGCGGAGCAGCCCGCGCTGGATGAGTTCGTGGACGGCGCGCTGCGACTTGGCGAGATGCCAGCAGACCTCCC